AGGGAGTATCCTCATAGAGCTCCACTGCACTAGTCCCACATGCCTTTGACTCTATCTCATAGGTGTAGTCTCTCATACGCCAGAGATACATGGGAGTGACCCCATCTAGGTTAGACTTACCAGTAGCAACCAATCCAATCATATCAGAAACACTCCTCATCCTCAGCACATGCTAGACGCAATGCAGTCAGACCCATGAACTTATCCAGTGCTTCTGCTGCAGCAACCTCTGCATCATCCTCACTGTAACCCTTAGCAGCAAAGTCTGCCTTGTATTCAAAGAACTTGTTCTCTAGGAACGTCTCTTCGTAGTACTCCATGCTCATTCCTTGATCTCCTTCATCTCTAGCAGCCCGTTACGCCGGAAATACATTTCCTTGGCGGCTGCTTCAATCTCATCAGGGAAGTATCCCATGACACACATCCGTTTCTTACAGATTTCAAGGCATTCTTTGTAGGTCATTTCAATCTCTTTCTCTTTTCTCATCTTATGTCTTACAATACCATACGCAGAGGATAATGTCAAGAAGATTCTGCTATCAGTTCTGGAAGACTCCCATCCATTTTCCACAACGTCACCTCAATATCCCCACGAGACACTCTCTCATTGAACACAGCATCAGCTTCGCTTAGCGTTTCAGCGTCAAACGCTGGTGTGACTGTGTTGTCATCAATGAAACCCTGAACGGAAAATTTTGTATCAGTCATTCATCAGTCCTCTATGTCTTCATAACCACTCTACATACCCTTTATACACCATTGTCAAGGGATTGTCAAGTACTTTTTTGCATAAAAACAAAAAAACCTCAGATATTTCACTGAGGTTCTTTGATATTGAGCCGATAGGTTGCAGACTTTAACCCACACTACTCTATGTTTTTTTAAGCCTTTTTAATGATTGCACATTATTTGTGCGTTGACTACTATTTGTGCAGTATTCTTCCGGAGCATCCTTCACCCTCTGTATATCCTCCCATATATCCCATTGTATTCCATTCTTATACTCTTCTAGTTTATTCATTATCCAGTTCTTTCAGTCTATTCTTACTTGCTTGTACCCATGATTGTACACTCATGTGGTCTTCATATTCCTTATTGTTCTCATACTCTCTTACTACATACTCGCAGCATTCTCTAGTTCTTCCGTGATATGTTAGATATGTCATCCAAAGAAGTCCTCCAATGTTCCTTGTGTACCATATGAGCTATCAATCAACCACTTAGCCTTCTCTGCGATAAACCGTAGTGGTTCTACGAAGCTCTTCTCAAATTGCATGTCATAGTCTATCTTATCCATTATATCCAGTTCTCTTGGTAATGTGGTGATAAATGAGAATGCAGATGCTTGATAGATGTTTGGTTCTTTCATATGCAGAAATCTTACCTTGTCACCCTCTTGTATATACGGATACCTGTTGGATAGATTGTTCTTTTGTACGAGGTGATTATACAGTATTCCACCCTTGACATGTATAGGCGCACCCTGTTTAAACAGTCTATCTGTCCCTCTATACTTGGTTACACCATTGCATGAACGTGGATATGCGATGTCTTCTGGTGGTAATTTCATGAATTCTTCACGGAAATCCTGTATAAACGTGTTCAGTTCCTTCTCTGTTCCACCCATGATGATGTTCATTGCATCCTTAATTCTTGCTCTACAGGGGGCTGGTGTGGATGATTTGACTGCTTCGATACCCATCATCTTGAGTTTGGGTTCCTTGTATCGTACTCCCTCAGAGTCATGTACATTGAGAATATACCTCTTCTTTGCAGTCCAGATGCCCTTATCTGCAATGACTTCTCGTTTCATGTACATCTTCTGGTCATATGCATTCATATGCGTTGCAAGAGCCGAATAAGACTTATCAATAAACGGTTCCAGCTTCTCTTTTGCAAGTTTATCCAGAAAGGCCACGACTTTGCCAGTCTCTTGTCCCTCTCCAAAGATTTTATGTACCAGTGCGTCAAAAGTAATGTATACCGAGTCCGTATCCGATGCAATAACATAGTCTATATTCTCCGTCTTTAACACCTTGTTCAGATGTATATTCAGTGCCTTTTCGATCCATCGAATAGACAATTGTCCCGCAGTGGTGATAGCAGTTGCAATCAGCAGGTCATAATACCGAAACCAGTTGTTACCGATTGCACCATATGCGGAGTTCAGTGAAATCTTCTTTGCCATCTGAATGTTGTTATACTTGGATATATCCTTCAGAAGTGCAGGGTTCTTGGTATCCTCGTATTCCTGTTCTGCTTGCAACATGAGCTTCTTGTACTTCACACGGTCATTGTACATGCTCTCCATCAATTCTGGTAGAAAGCCCCGGATATCTTTTCGGAAAAATGCACCATTCGGTGTCATGCAGTATTCAGTGTCATTCTTTGCCTTACCCTCTAACAGTTTATCCACCATACCTTCTGCAAGGTCTGCACCGCTGTTGACAAGCGTCTCTGGTGAGATATTATACTGCATGATCAGATGTGGATACAGTGAGTTAAGGTCAAATGACATTACCCAGTTGTGCATACCCACCTGTGGGTCTTTCACATATGCACCCTCGTATTTCTCGTTCTTGCCATGTTCTTTCTTGGGTGGAATGACCAGATTTCTCTCACGAAGGTGATTATAGATGAGAATATCCCAGTACCGCACCGTACCAAGAACATCAGTCAGGTTGACCTTTGCCTCGTATGCCATCGTCAGACATAGTTCAATGAGGCGCATCTTATCCTCTAGTTTGTCAACCAGTTCCACGTCAGTGATGTTGTATTCGATGAATGACTGATAATCCTTAGTGTACCACTCACGGAAAGTGTCAAATGGATTGCCATCCTTACGTTCACCCAGTTCGACATATGCAATATGGTCCAGTGTGTACCGTTCTTGGTTCGTATATGTGAACTTCCGATACAGGTCGTAATAGTCCAGTGCAGATACACCGTCGATGGTGTAAATCTGGTGTGTTCTACCCATCTGATACACTTGACGGTCAAATACGTTGCGCCATGGAGATAGACGTTTCACCTCGTCCTCGTCAAACACTCGTTTGATACGATTGCAGAGATAGGGAATATCGAAGAATTCAGTGTTCCATCCTGTCACGATATCTGGTACATTCCTCTCCCAGAACGCAAGAAACTCCTTGAGCAGATGAACTTCACTCTCGCACTTGATATATGTCACATCATCACGGTCATTACGGAAATCATGCAATCCCCACACCACAATGCGTTTGGTTTGATGATTCTTGACGGTAATGGACAACATGGGCTCGAGTGCGTCCTCTGGTTTCGGAAAACCGTTCTCGCACTCCACCTCAATGTCGATGGTGATGACAAGCATCTGGTCCAAGTCCCAATCGACACGGCCTGGATACTCGTCTGCAATCCAACAATAGGGATATTGTGTGTTACCAAACACGATATCCTGATTATCTCTATCTGCAATCCAATCCTTGGCATCACGAATGGAGTCGAACTTATGCGGTAGTACAGCACGCCCATCTAGGGTACTGTATCCTGTTCTCTCCCTCGTGTTCACAAGGTCGAATAGTGTGGGTTGATATTTAACTCTCTTGGTGAGACGTTTGCCGTTCTCGACATAACGTACCAGAAGAGAGTTGCCGTATTGAAGAACATTTGTATAAAAAGACATATGATGACTATATATCATTTACCCCAATCTGTCAAGGAACTTATAAATAGTATTCTATAGGAGTGAACACATGGCAAATTTCAGAGCTGACTTGCAAACATATGGTCCATTTGGACATGACAACAAAGTATTTGAAGTACCAATGATTGCAAACAAGAATGGTGAGGTTGTCACTACAGAAAATCCATTCCCTGTCACCATTACACAGGCAATTGGTTATTCAAACCGTTCTACAGTGAATGACGCATTTGGTCGTCTTAGAGTTTCCAATCCACATACACTATTTGACTCCTCACTACGATATGGTGATAATACAGATAAGTGGTCAGAGAGTGAAACAGATAACTCCGGCAACTCTGGATCAGCACATAATGCCAGTCAAGGTTTGATGGATATTACTCTTGGCACATCTAGTGGTGACGAGATTATTCGTGAGACAAAGAGAGTGTTTTCATATCAGCCTGGTAAGTCACTACTGGCATTGAATACCTTTGTGATGAATGAAGGTAAGACTAATCTTCGGCAGAGAGTTGGATATTTTGGTGCTGAAAATGGCGTATTCCTTGAACTTGATGGAACTGATCTGTATATTGTAAAACGCAGTAAAGTGACAGGTTCAGTAGTTGATACCAAAATTGCACAGGCAAACTGGAATATTGACACAATGGATGGTGATGCAGACACCGCAAATCCATCTGGTTATACTCTCAGTATTGATAAGGCACAAATTTTCTGGTCTGATTTCGAATGGCTTGGTGTTGGTTCAGTTCGTGTTGGTTTTGTTGTCAATGGTCAATTTATTCCTGTTCATGCATTCCATCACGCAAATACAAGTGATGCAGCATATGATGGTCTATCCACTTATATCACTACCGCAACACTACCATGTCGGTATGAGATTACTAATACAGGTGCTACAGGTTCAGCATCAACGCTCAAACAAATTTGTTCCAGTGTAATGAGCGAGGGTGGATATAATAACACATCCATTTCTCGCTCTGTATCAACTGCCATTACTGGAAAGAACATTTCAGATACCGCTGACACACCACTAATTAGTATTCGACTTCGTAGTGGTAGAACAGATGGTGTTGTGGTTCCGATGTTTGCTGATCTGTATGGTTTACAACAAGCAGCATTCCAATATAAGGTTTTTACTAACGTAACAAGTCTCACAGGTGCCAGTTTTGTGTCTGCTGGATCAGACAGTAATATTGAGTATGATTTATCAGCAACAGCATTAACTGGCGGCAATAAGATCATGGAAGGTGTGTTTGTTGGTGATACAAAGGGTGGCGCATCAAATATAGATTTTGCACACCTCAATCACCAATTACAGTTAACAAGATCATTGGGTAGTTCTACTGGTGATATTTTCACACTCGCAATTAGAGCAACAACGAATAATGATGATGCGGTTGGCGCATTGAACTGGCAAGAACACAGTTAAGTCTCTTGACACACATTCTATTCTGTGATATATAAATACTGTTATGGACACATTTCTAGAACTCCTCTCTGAAGATAAAGGTGGCAAGAACTTACATCTTGAACACCTTGAAGACGAAATACTCAACTATGGCGTTGATGGTGGACGGGCTGCAATTAACTTTCTCCGTTCTCTCCGTGATATGTTGGCAGGAAGTTCCCGTTCTTCCGTAAACATGACAGTTAAATGGGATGGCGCACCCGCAATCTTTGCTGGTATTGACCCAGCAGATGGAAAGTTCTTTGTCGCAAAGAAATCCGTGTTTAACGTCAATCCTAAGCTGTATAAGAGCAACGAGGAGATTGATGCTGACTTGTCTGGTACATTGAACAGTAAGTTCAAAGTAGCCCTCTCAGAACTCTCTAAAATCGGTATAAAGGGTGTTCTACAGGGTGATTTGATGTTTACCGACGACATCGAAACTGATACCATTGATGGGGTGTCCTACTACACATTCCAACCCAACACCATCGTATATGCGGTTCCTACTGACAGTGATTTGGGTAAGTCCATGAGCCGTGCAAAGATTGGTATTGTATTCCACACCACATATACTGGTGACGATCTACAGTCCATGAAGGCATCCTTTGGTGCAGATATCAAGGGACTCAAGAAGACATCCTCAGTGTGGATGGATGATGCAACATACAAGGATACATCTGGAAGTAGCACATTCACAGACAAAGAGACACAACTGATAACCAAATACCTCAGTGATACAGGTCGCACATTCCAACGTATCAATGCAAATGGACTAAAGGCGTTCCTACGTCTACAGGACAGTATGACAGGTAATCTTGCTGGTGCATCACTCAAGACATACAACAACAGCATGGTCCGTAAAGGTCAGAAGATTACTAATCCATCCGCACATGCAAAGGGATATGAGGATTGGGTCAGAATGCACTTCGACAAACAGATTGAGAAGGCAAAGAGTGATGCTGGAAAGAAGAAGTATCAGAACATGCAGAAAGAGTATGTTCGTGAAGTCAAGAAGCACACCAAGAATCTAGGTAACATTATTCAGTTTCAGAACCTACTTGTAGAAGCAAAACAGGTCATCGTGAATAAACTGAACTCAGTGCGTCAGATGACTGATACCTTCATTCGCACTTCCAATGGTTATAAGGTTACTAGTCCAGAAGGTTACGTTGCAATTGATCGTGTAAAAGGAAATGCGGTCAAACTTGTTGACCGCATGGAGTTCTCCTTTAACAATTTCACCGCCATCAAGGCATGGGATCGTTAACCGTACTTGAATTCCTTTCCTGCTGCTTCTTCTAGTCGAGCCATGACATCTTCAGTGAAGTATGTCTCAGGGTCATTCAGAATAGTCTTACCAAACTGCTTCGAACCATCAGGCAACTCAATACGAGTCGATACCTTCTTGAAGATTTCATACTTCTCTGCGAGTTCCAACAGACCATAGTACTTGTCCAACCCAGTGGAATAGGACAGTCTTACATCCACCATCTTATTCTCAATGGTCAAACGAGATTTGTGGTTCTTGCAGTGAATAATATTTCCCACAACCTCAGTACCATCCTTGTCCTTCTTCTTAGACAGATAGACGATAGAGGATGCTGCATACTTCAGACCAGAACCACCACCCATCTCTTTTGTTGGGAACATGGAACCAACAACGTCATAGGTATGGTTGGTGACTACCATAGGCACCTTTGCCTTACCTAGTTTCAGTGTCAGGACACGGAACGCAGCCTTGAGTACCTGTGCTCGTGTCATGTCACGAGTCTCTTTACCATCTGCCGTATCCTCTACCTCTTTAGTGGTAGATAGCATACCCAGTGAGTCGAGACACAACATCATCTGTGGACGGTCACCTTCTGGTTTCGACAGATGGTCATCCAGAACACGAATTGCCTGTGTCCGAAACTCCTGTACAGTGGTGACAGGCATGACAACCATACGCTTGGGGTCAATACCACGGTCAATCACCATCTGACGTGTGATTGCACTCTCACTCTCAAAGTATAGAACACCAGCATCAGGGTTCGCATCAAGGAAGTTCTTGACCATACCCATGAGAAAGAATGTCTTACCTGTTGCACTCTCACCAGCAATCGCAGTGATCTTATTAGATGGTAGTCCACCATATAGACTACCCGACAGAAGTGCATTGAAGATGTATGAACCAGTGTCAATAAAGTTCTCTACATCACCAGCCTCTACTCCATCATCTACAATTGCAGCGTACTCGTTTCCTGCTGCCTTGATTGCGTCCTGTAAAAAATTACTCATCCATGCCTCCTTTATAAATCAGCGTTTCTTCTTCCATTCTCTGCTCAATGATATCAACTAGAATATCACCAATCAGTGTAAAGAAATCCTCATCGAACTCATCGCGAGGAATGTTGTTGTTGTCTTCTATGTTGTAGTCAAACGAGAGTTGTGCAAACCCCTCTGGTGTCGGTTCTGGAACACTAATGCGTCCATACGAATAGACTACACCAGAGAACCTATGGTCACCACGCAAGAGAACCGATGCTTGAGCATCGTCCTCTCTTGATACATACTCCCATGTGTCTGGATTAATTCTTGGTATGCTCATACTTGCCATCCTTCTCCAAAATCTGTATTATCAAATACAGGTTCATTAAATGTGTCTTCTTTCTGGTTACTGTCAACCAGACCATCCTGTTCACTTGCATCTAGGTCATGCAGACGCATCTTTGCACGGTCGATACCGATAACAAATCTCTTGTTCATCGTTGGGTCATTGTATCGGTTCTTCAACTGCTTGACTGCGATTTGGTTTCGTTCCTCAAGTTCCTCACTAGAAATAAGCGCAAACATGAGGTCTGCCGTAGCAGGAAGACCAAAAGACTCTGACGTGTCTTCCAAACCAACATCTGTGTTGGAGTACCCGCTCCTTGTGGTCTGTGTTGCCGACATAATCGGGACATTTGTTTCAACTGCGAGTCCCCTAAGCTCCTCTGCAATCGATTTAATATACATGTACGAGTTGACATTTGCTGCCCCCTTGAATCTACTAGATGCACAGATGTTTAGATAGTCAATGAAGATGATATCTGGTTTGAATGACTTCTTGACTGCGAGCTCCTTGATAAGACCACGAAAGTGTCCAGAGTGTGCAGATGCAGTTGGATACTCCTTGATTACCAATTGACCAGTGGTGTTCTTGATAATCTTGTTGATCTTGTCATCATACATCTGTTTTGGTAGACTATGTAGGTCTTCCATAGAGATATTCATGAGGTTTGCATCAATACGTTCTGCGATACGTTCCTCTGCCATCTCCATAGAAATATACAGGACGTTCCTACCTTGGTTCATACAGTTCGCTGCCATGTGACACATAAACAGAGACTTACCCACACCAGTTCCAGCAAGGGCAATGTTCAGTGTCTTGGGTGGTAGTCCACCCTTAGTAATACGATTGAAGAAGTCAAGGTCGAAAGGTATCTTCTCCTCTACCGTGTGGTAAAATTCGAACCGTGATTCTGCATCAAGTAGATAATCATGACCAACAGAGTTATCAAAACCAACGGCCAAGGCATCAGTGAGAATGCTCGGAATAGCATCGACATTTCGATTCTTATCTTTTCCATCAATAATTTGAATACCTTCAACGATTGCATTGTATACCGCCTTATCCTTACAGAATTTCTCTGTAGTCTCTACTAACCACTCTAAATTCGCATCATCGTCTTTCTCAAGACTCTTAACTACATCAATTACCGCCTTGACATCTTGTTCGTTCAAGTCACGGCGAGTGTCGATCTCAATTTCAATAGAAGTCTTGTTTGGTAGAGTGTTGTATTTATCTACAAACTTCTGTATCTCTTCGAATACAATACGTTCACTACGGTCAGAAAAGTAATCCACCTTCATATGTGGAAGTACCTTTCTGGCGTAGTTCTCGTTTGAGATTAACTCAGATAGAGCTGTCCTCTCAATTGTCTTCATCTAGTCGGCCTCGACACTCAGAGAGAAATTCTTGTTGTAGGTCATGGGATGTTTCCCAGATATTTTCCCACACAATGTCCTGACTCTCTTCTGTTAAATCACCATCCTCGTCCTCTTCAATGTCATGATGCTTCTTGACCTCTTCAAGAATTTCATCATAGTCCCACTCAGATGATTCGTCTAGTTCATCTCCAATGTAGAAGTTAGCACCAATAAAGTTTGGCATCTCATCCTCATAAGTCACCTCAGTAACAACATCAGGACAGATTGCAGCAATTGCAGTCAACAGATTCTCAACACCAGTTATAGGAGCACCCCATGCAGAAACAGTTCGAATCGTACAACCGCTCTCACCAATTCCGCGGAAACAGCTGTCCTCAAAGTCTTCGATATAACACCACTTGGGTCCGATGTTTTCGAGGGTCCACTCGTATTTCTCTGACTGCTCATAGGTTACGTTTGTTCCATCAACAAACATATCACCGAACCACTTGTAGTCCTCAGTTTCACGCACTCTAGAATACAGTTCCTTAATAAGATTAACTGCATTCGAATTTAGATTTTCCATGTCAATGCATGTGTTTACATTGTTAGCCATTTTCTTCCTCTTCCAAAAAATATTGTGAGACAGGTATCTCACATCTCACTAAAAAGTCCACACCCACAGTTTCCCTATAAGACTGTGAATATACAACTTCACTTACTCCAGCAGAGTATAACATCTTCGCACAAGAAAGGCAAGGTGCATGTGTAATAAATGCTACTGAACCTTCACCTGACTCGTTTGACCTCGCAAGTTTTGCGACAGCGTTTGCCTCTGCGTGAATTACCTCTGGTTTTGTAACTAACTCCTTTGTTACCGCAATCTTAGATACTTTAGAATAGACCTCATCTTCACATTCATTGGTCCACCCACTCGGCATACCATTGTATCCGATACTTATGATACGGTGGTCCTTAACCAGAACACACCCCACCTTAAGTTTCTCTGCTGTGCTGCACTCTGCATATGCATGTGCAGCCCGCATGTGTGCTCGAATGTGTTTAGGTTTCATACACCATTCAATCCCAGTGTGGTCTTTAGGTCAGGCGCACGGTATCCCGGCCCCTTCATAACCTTACCATCCTCACGATAGATAGGTTTACCCTCTGGTCCAAGTTTAGTCATGTTGCTATTATGCACCTCTTCGAAACATTTGTCAAGGTCCAATCCAAAAGAATGTCCAGCACCATAAACGACATACAGAAGGTCAGTGAGTGCATCAGCAACCTCTACAATGTTTCTCTCTTCGATTGCTTGACCCAGTTCCTTAAGTTCCTCGTCAATCAGGTCGTATCGCAATTGTGATACACTTGTCCATGTGGGTTCAGTCTCTACAGTCTGACCAAACGCAGTCATGAACTCTGCTACCTTCTCAAAGTTCGTACTCATAATTATCTGTCTCCTCATTCTCATTCAAAATAAATGCACCATTGCGAAGATGAAACTTACGAGCCATCTCTGTCTTAGGTGATAATGTGACTAGACGTTTGAAGTTATTCTCAATCGCATAGTCTCTCAGTTCATAGATTATATCACGTCCTGCGCCTGGAGCATAACTCCATACAGTGTATGCGATACAGTTATCACCCTGTGGATGTGAGTACAGGGCAAGTTCTCTTACAGTTTTTGGAATATCTGTTGTAAATGCTGTGCATACAATGGCGGTAGGTTTATCCTCGCCAATGTAGAACATCTCGCCCACAGACTTGCGAAATGCATATGATAAAGAAGGACGAACAGGATCGTCCTTCACAAAGGTTTCATCACTAAGTACCTTGATCAATTCAGTCTCCCAGACTGCCTCAATAGGTATGCCAGTACATTAGACCAGTATTGGATACCCCATTCTGATTTAGATGCTTCACATGCCCTTAAAGCTGTCTCGGCATTTCCCACTAGACGTTCCCAGTTCATTCTCTTGCAACCTCTCAACCACGTCACCAAACATGGTGAACATATCTTTAACCTTCGCAGATTTATCTGCTTGTGGGATGCAGATTGCCTCTGCACCCCGTCCTTGTCCCTCGACAAGATTTGCATTCTCCATGCATGTGTTCATGTCTGGCATGTTCACTGCATACTCTGCACCACTCATAAGAGTGACAACCAACAGTGCCTTAATCATTACACCTTACTCCATCCCACCATATCGCAAATATACTTAGTCGTTCCAACCAGAACCATGTCACCCATCATTGTGCTGCGACAGGTCTTTCCACCAAACATGGGAGTCACATCTTCGTTCTCCCACCAACCGCAATCAATCGAGTTGGTGAGAGTAAATGCAATCTCACATGCATCAATGTCACTCGTCCCATCAGCAACTTCGACAAGGGCAACGGTGCGAGCAAAGTCTTCTGCCGCACCGTGAATAACCGCAACCTTCATCAGATCACCTCTACCGGCTTGTTCCACTCACCAATCTTGATATCGTTGTACCAAGCGGTATCGAAATAGTCAGTCATCGAATCACTCCGATCATACCAGTTTATACCCTTCATGGCAGCAAGCAATTCCATCAAGAAATTCTTTGCAAGACCATCAAACCATCCGAGATGGTAGACGTTCACACCGTTTTCAATCTCTTTGTCAGTGAAGAGTCCAGCAGGAATCTTCCGAAGGGTCACAACCAGAGTGCTGCCATTGTTAACCTTGATGGTTCCCTTGACACCGTACTCAGCAAGAACCTTCTTGATTGCAGGGGCAAGTTCTTTCTTCGTCTCTTTACTCACATAAGCCATTTGTCTTTCCTTCTCTGATTATGTCTAACTATACCACACTCAAACGAATCTGTCAACAATTAATTCCACTTTTTCAAATATTTTTCATAATCATATAATCCTAAACCAAAAACTATGTCTTTGAATAAACGAAGTGTTTTTCTACCACCACCAGGCAAACGTAAAAACTTTATCTCCCATTCTCTCCATCGACTGTCATTGAGCATATCATCAACAGTTTCAACTTCATGAACCTTTTTATAAACCATTAAGACGTGCATTAACCGTCTATAAGTAGGGTTTACTCTTCCCTCTTCATTTAAATCAACTAGTCTTTTTGATTTTGCAATGTCAATCACAGTATCAATTTTCATATTTCATCTCTCTCTGATTATGTCTAACTATACCATGCAGGATTCGTTTTGTCAACCCCTGTTATGCAGCAACCGCAAATATTTCTGCGTCACTACCGTAGAGGTCAAACTTCTTGGAAACCAACTCACGCTTTCCAGACTTGGGGAAGTCGATGAACTTGGAATAGGGTGACTTCTTAGCATACACCGTAATGTCACGTTCCTTGTTGAGTTTGTTCCAAACGTAACGACCACCAGCAGACTGTGAGTGACCAGCCATCAGGGTGATATCCATCTTCTTCATGAGGAACTTATAAATCTTGATTGCAAGGTTATTACCCTTGTAACGACTATCGACGTTCAAGAGGTCAACATGCCATGCACCACGCTCTTTCGACAGTTCTACCTTTGCAGCAATGCGATGGCGAGTGTCCATGTCACCATAGGGAGTGCGAACCCGTTTGGTTATGTTGCGGTCATAGACCCACACAACATTATATGTGCGTTCTTCTTTCTCAATGTAGATATCATATCCAAAGGCACGACCTACAAGCTCTAGGTCTTCTGTGCTACCATAACCAAGGAAAACTCCCTTGTTCATCGTAATTCTGTCAACCATTTGTAACCTCTTGATTTCTGATTATGTCTAATCATACCATACGAAAAGGGGTTTGTCAATCAAAATCGACTCGGAATCCAAGAAAAATTCACATCATCTAGCCAACGCCATTCACCTGTTTTCAGTGATTTTATGGGGGGCAATGC